TTGATTATCTCAGCACTCAAGATAGATTTGAAGTCACTTGGAGTTGTTCCCCAAAACTTAGTGTCTCAGGAGAACCTTGGGAGACTGCTATTAAGCCTGATGTTGCTAGTCAGTATAACAGTGTTAATGGTAGTGAACTTTATCTTAAGTTTGTTGTGGCTACTGAAGACGACTTTGAAGAAGTTAAAAGAGCTGTGGACGCTTACAGAAGTGCCGGGGTACAATGTCCGGTATACCTTATGCCGTTGGGTGGACGCAGTGAAGAATATGCCCTCAATGTTAAAGACGTGGCTGAAGCGTGTATGGCAGAAGGATGGAGATTTACCCCAAGGCTCCATATATCCCTATTCGGAAATGCATGGGGCACTTGATAAAGTACAAAAAGAAAGGGTCGATAAAGCAATGAAAGCACCTATCGACAAAAACTTGGATGAACAACTAAGGGAGAAAGGATTAATATGAAGAACTTTATAAAAAAACTAACAGGACTAGATAAGGTAGAAGCCGAAAAGGCACAAGTTGAATCTGACAAGATGGCGTTACTTAAACAGCGTGATCCTAAAGACTACCACACACGTAAAAAAGAACCTTGGGTAAATGTTATTGATGTTAAGGTTAATGCAGAAAATGTTCGTAACGGATTTTTCGAACTTGACTGGAACGAATACTTTATTGCACAACTTGTTCAAGCAGGATATGGTGTCGAAAACGATCCAGAAGAAGAAATTGTAGATCGTTGGTTTAGAGATATTGTATATAACATGCTCGAAGAAGAAGGACAAAGCACAGATAGAGGTGCTGGCTACATTAATGTAGTTCCAATTAATGGTGGAAAGTCTGAGGTATCTTAGATAATGCCTGAAATAAATTTATATTTTCCTACACCTATCTATATTGAAACTGATTTATTTGATGCTAAACAAAATCAAATATGGAACGAACGATTATATAAACTTCAAGAAACAGTAGAGTCAGGTGGCAAAGGTTGGGAAGGTAATACATATACTACCCATGCTGAGTTTGATCTGCGAACAGACGAAGTATTTGCTCCCTTACTTGAATCTGTAGCAGAACATGTAAAGAATTTTACTCATGCACATAAATCAAATTACCAACATGAGTGTGCAAGTGCGTGGGGTAATATTAATCCACAAGGCACCTGGCAAGAATATCATGCTCATCCAAGCAGTGTGTTTAGTGCAGTATATTATCCAAAAGTACCTGAAGGTAGCGGAAGTATTGTATTTGAAAATCCACTAGTGCCTGATATGATGCCAGTACAAAATATCGAAGAACGAGACGAGATGACGTTCGAACGTATAGCATATCAACCAAAAGAAGGCATGTTAGTTATATTTAGATCTTACATACAGCATTGTGTAAGACAAGGAACTAACACAGAAGATAGAATTTCAATAGCACTAAATTATGCTTGACATCAAGTATAAACCATGCTATACTATATTTAAATTAACACAAGACAAGGCAATATAATGGCAACTTATGTACTAGTAGATACAGCTAACACTTTTTTCCGTGCAAGGCATGTTGTTCGTGGCGACATTGACACGAAAGCAGGTATGGCAATACACATCACACTTAACAGTGTAAAGAAAGCATGGACTGACTTTAAAGCAGATCATGTTGTGTTTTGTTTAGAAGGACGTAGCTGGCGCAAGGATTATTACGAACCTTACAAGCGTAACAGACAAGTGGCACGTGATGCACTTACTCCTTTACAGCAAGAAGAAGATACAGTGTTTTGGGAACTCTTTGATGAGTTTAAAGACTTTGTAAATGACAAGACTAACTGTACTGTTATGCGTCATCCGCAACTAGAAGCAGATGATTTGATTGCAGGCTGGGTACAATCACACCCTAACGATCATTGTGTTATTGTTAGTACAGATGGTGACTTTGCACAACTTATTGGTCCTAACTGTACACAGTACAATGGTGTAAGTAACACAACTATTACACACGAAGGTTACTTTACAGACAAAGGCGATCCTGTTATTGACAAGAAGACTAAAGAGCCTAAGGCAGCACCTGTACCCGACTTTATGTTGTTTGAGAAGTGTATGCGTGGCGACACTAGTGACAACGTGTTTAGTGCTTACCCTGGTGTACGTACAAAAGGCACTAAGAACAAAGTAGGCCTTAACGAAGCATTTGCAGATAAAGAGTCTAAAGGCTTTAACTGGAATAACATGATGCTACAACGTTGGACTGATCATAATGGTGAAGAGCATCGTGTACTTGATGACTACAATCGTAATGTTGTACTGTGTGACTTGTCTGCACAACCTGCAGATATTAGAGAGATAATTAATAATACTATTGCAGAAAACGCAAAGCCTAAAGAAGTACAACAAGTAGGCATGCGTCTTATGAAATTCTGTGCTAAGTGGGATATGCAACGTATTGCAGATCAGGCACAAGCATATGCACAACCATTACAAGCGAGGTACCCTGTATGACATTAAAAGCAAAATCCGTAGTTAAAGATAAATTTTGGATTGTTACAAACGACGAAGAACGCATTGGTACTATATCATGGAACGATGATCGCTATATGTTTAGTAGTAGAGTAGAAACTATCTTTTTTGACAGTAAGCGTCAAATGAAAAAGAAATTTGGATCAGACATAGTATGGACTGATATTACTCCAGTTGCAAAATCTGTGCCTGAAGAGAAATATATTGTACATGGTTTTCCAACTAGCGTTAGTCCTTACAATACAATGTATGATGTAAAACGCAAGCTGCCATTATTTACAAAATCGCAAAAGTCTAAAAGTTCTTATTGTGCAGGATATTATATTATACACTTTGACAAAGGTTGGGTAAAGTCGTTTTGTCCTAAACTTATTACTGTTGAGCGTTACGAATCAAAAGGACCATTTAAATCAGAATTAGAAATGCGTCAGGAGTTAAGTCGTGCCAACCGTTGATCCTATTAATACAATACCTCTGCAACAGTTCTTAAATGCTGTAAAAGCGGCTGATAATAGTCGTGCTAATGAAGTCAAGCTAGATATTAAAACTGCCAAAAATTTAGCATTTACGCTAGGAGCAGTAATGAGTCGATTGCACGGCGACTTAGAAAAACTTGTAGCAGATTCAAAAAACAACGATGACGAAGTAATTCAAGTTAATATTGATAGTGGCTCAGGCTGGAAGTAGGATTATGTGTCTATCTGTGGATTCATGCATATTGATAAATCTTGGATATGGTATTGCCTTGTAGTTAAAGGCAATCGTTGTTTTGAAGTACCTCTTATTTGGCCTTTATATATAATCATTTTTAAATATTGGAAATATAATGCTGACCGGCGTCTTAGTAAACTGCGTAGTTTATTAGAAAAGGATAAATATATGCGTAGTTAATTAAAAGGATTACGCATATGAGCAGGCCAAAGCCAACAGTAATATTAGAAAACATTAATAATAAGACCTATAAAAGTGAGCAAGTGTTAGAAGCTGATGCTATATGGGCAGTGTTTTATCAAGAAAAACCATTTAATCTTAAAAGTGCAAACGCACTTACAAATTATCCTGGACCAAAGTATAAGAAAGTAAGTTTCTCTAATCCAGGTCATGCACACAATCTTGCTAAAAAATTAAATGAAATGTTTAAGTCAGAGGAATTTTCAGTTTTCAAACTTACCCAAGGTGAACTGGTAACTGAAGAATGAACTGGAAAGAAACATATACTAAGCTCTTTCTAAAGGAACTTGGTAAAAGTACAAACTTTTCAACAGTACGCGAGTATATGCCTTTGTGGTGGAAGAACAACAGAGACAAAGAAGAAGGCGGACTACGTTTAACCGAAATGGGATTTGATGTGCTAACTGAAATAGATCTAGCAACATATGATATTCCTTATCCTAGAGATGTGCCATTATCTACTCAAGTAATAATACATCTTGACAAGTTTATTGACTGTCCTTACTACTTAACTAATAGAAGTATTGTAGTAACGAACGAAAAGAAAGCAGTCGAACTGACTCTTTTCAGTGGCGATTTACGTAAATATGGCTTAACAAAAGCAATTACAAGACAAGAAAAATCCTAAGTCATTGTTTTTAAACAAGTTCTTTTTTTAGAAAAAGGTTGACAAACCCGTGTTTTTAACGTATACTATATGTATAGTTTAAATAATGCACTGAACAACACTTAGAGGGAATATGACAATGGAAACTGGTACAAGAACTGTTACACCAAATGGCGCAAAGAAAAGCATTCATCATGCAATGAAGAAGCAACGTCCTATATTTTTATGGGGACCTCCAGGTATTGGTAAATCCGATATTGTGCGTCAAGTTAGTCAAGAATTTTCAAATTCACACTTAATCGACATTCGCTTGTCATTATGGGAACCTACAGATATTAAAGGTATTCCATACTTTGACAGCAACTCAGGTACAATGGTTTGGGGTGCGCCTAGCGAACTTCCAAGCGAAGAGTTTGCGGCACAGTTCGATCACATTACATTATTTTTAGACGAAATGAATTCGGCAGCGCCTAGTGTACAAGCGGCAGCATACCAGTTAATTCTTAATCGTCGAGTAGGTACTTACAAATTGCCAGACAACGTTTCAGTTGTTGCGGCTGGTAACCGAGAAGCTGACAAAGGCGTTACATACAGAATGCCTGCTCCGTTAGCTAATCGATTCATACACTTAGAATTAGCAGTAGACTTCAACGATTGGTTCAATTGGGCTGTTGCACATAATGAACATACAGATGTTGTAGGTTACTTGACATTTGCAAAGAAAGACTTATATGACTTTGATCCTAAAAGTCCAAGTCGTTCTTTTGCAACACCTCGTTCATGGTCATTTGTTAGCGAATTGCTAGAAGATGACTTAGACGAAGCAACCACTACTGACTTAGTAGCTGGTTCAGTTGGTGAAGGTTTGGCAGTTAAGTTTATGGCACACCGTAAGGTTGCTTCAAACATGCCTAACCCATCCGACATCCTTGCAGGAAAAGTAAAAGAGATGTCAACTAAAGAGATCAGTGCAATGTATTCCTTAACTGTATCTCTTTGCTACGAGTTGAAAGAAGCATCAGACAAGAACGATAAGAAGTTTGATGAAAAAGTCAACAACTTCCTGCGCTTTTCAATGGATAACTTCGATACTGAATTAGTTGTTATGGGCATTAAGCTCGCACTAACACAGTATTCATTGCCCATTGATCCAGACGAAGTGGAGTGCTTTGATGAATTCCACGAACGTTATGGCAAGTATATTAAGGCTGCACAGGAGGCTTAAGATACAAAACGAACGGCTCTTTTGGGGTCGTTCGTTTCTTAGTGAGCAATTAATGGTTGACATATATACTAATGATGCTATAATATATGTATAAGTTAATAAAAAGGGCGATAGATATGAGTACTAAAGACACAGCAAGTAAGTTAAAAAACTTTACTCCGGACCCGGATATTACACCTGAAGCATTAGAAACAATGCGTGTAGAAGTAATGGATCGTATTATTACAGCACGTATTGGCTTGTTATTGCGTCACCCTTTCTTTGGTAACATGGCAACACGTTTACGCATTGTTGCTGCCGATGATTGGTTACCTACTGCGGCTGTAGATGGTCGTAACTTATATTACAACACACAATTCTTTAATGCAATGAACAATAAAGAAATTGAGTTCGTTGTTGCACACGAAATTTTGCATATGGTATTTGATCACATAGGTCGTAGAGAAGATCGTAACCCTATGATCTATAATATTAGTGCAGACTATATTGTAAACAATACACTAGTACGTGACCGTATTGGAACTATTCCTAGTATTGTAAGTTGCTACCAAGACTTTAAATATGAAGGCTGGACTAGCGAAGAAGTATACGATGATGTATACGAGCAGGCTAAGCAGAATGGCCAAGAGTATTTAGATCAACTTGGCGAAATGCTAGACGAGCATCTTGATATGGATGAAGGCAACGAAGGTAGTGCAGACGGTGACGAAGGCGAAGACGGTAATGGAAATACTGTAAGCAAATCTAAGCCTAAATACAGCAAAGAAGAAGTTAAAAAGATTAAAGATGAGATCAAAGAGAACATGATTAGTGCCGCGCAAACTGCTGGTGCTGGCAATGTTCCAGGTGCTGTTGCACGTATTATCAAAGAGCTTACCGAGCCTAAGATGAATTGGCGTCAAATACTACGTCAACAAATTCAGAGCATTATACGTAGCGATTACACGTTTACACGACCTTCACGTAAAGGACAAATGAGCGGTGCTATACTGCCTGGCATGGACTTTCAAGACACAATTGATATTGCTGTATGTATTGACATGAGTGGTTCAATTGGTGAAGTACAAGGCAAAGATTTCCTAAGCGAAGTTAAAGGTATTATGGAAGAATATCAAGACTATAAAATTAAAGTATGGTGCTTTGATACAGCCGTTTACAACGAAGAAGACTTTAGTTCAGATGGTGGCGAAGACTTAGCTGATTACGAACTAATGGGCGGCGGCGGCACTGACTTTATGGCTAATTGGACATACATGAAAGAACAAGACTATGTTCCTAAGAAGCTCATTATGTTTACAGATGGCTATGCATGGGATAGTTGGGGAGATCCAGACTACTGTGACACAGTATTTGTTATTCACAGCAATCGTGACAAAGGGTTGCAAGGACCATTTGGACAAACAGTACACTATGACGCGGCAGCATGATAAAGAATAGAAAAATAAATCCACTTAATATATTTGAATTGAGGCAAGTCAAAGCGGCTCCGCCTCATTTCGAGTACATTAACTTACCTATGAAGTATAACTTAGAAGAAAGTTTAGTTAAATGGATTAAACAGCATTTAAAACATAGATTCTATGCTGGCAAGAATGTAACTTTAAACAGTGACAATAAGTTAACACAGGTACTAACTGTTGGATTTGAAGAAACAAAAGACATGAGTTATTTCATGTTAGCGTGTCCACATTTGAAGTACAAATAAATAATATGCGCATATATAATATTACAAGGAGACAATTATGAGCGAAGATAAAAACGTTGATGCAACTGAAGTAGAAACACCAGTGGCACCGGCACCCGAAGAACAACAAGCAGGCCCAGATCTAACTGTACAAGACCTGCAAGCATTGAAAAGCATTATTGATGTTGCTAGTCAACGTGGCGCTTTTAAGCCTAATGAGATGATGACAGTTGGTCAAACTTATAACAAATTAGAAACATTTTTAGGAGCCGTTGCACAACAGCAGCCGGCACAAGGAGAATAATATGTTAAAACATGTAGGTCGAATTTCATCGACAAAAAGAAAAGTAATAGTTGCATACAAAGTGTTACCTGGTGAGCCAGATGACTGTGTTGTAGTAACAACTGAAAATTTAGAAGCTGGTGATCACGACACACTAATTAAATTAGTTGAGTCGGCAGCTGGACAAGAAGCAGAAGATCTTGCAACAGTAATGATGCGTACAACACTATCAGATGGTAGTAATATGCTTGCACGTTTTCATCAAACTGGTAAGATGATTAAAACTAAAACAGCAAATGTTGAGATGATTCCTAATAGAAACACAACAATTATGCTTAATGAGTTAAACGAAGTTATTGCACAACAAAGAGGTGTAACAGTAGCAGACTTAGCATTGAAAGATAGCAAAGGTAACACTGTTCCTGTAAGAGGCTCTAATGATCCAGTACTTAGTGCTACTCAAGTAGCAGGTGGAAGTGCGCCAGCTAATGATGGCGTTATGACTGATGAAGTACTTGCTAAGAAGTTCCGCAGTGATGCAGATAGACTAAGCAAAGAAGCAGCAGAATTACGCAGACAAGCTGAAGAACTAGTACCAACCAAAAAGAAAGCAGCCAATAAGAAGACTGCGCCTAGTGTCTAAAAATAAACTGCCACCCGAAGTTATAAAACACTGGCCGGAGATATTCGAAGATGTTGAAATAAAAGCAGTACCTATCGAATATATTCATACCGTTCATGTACATTTTCATGACGGCAAAATATGGGAAATTGATATGGACAAGCAGTCTGTTAAAGGATCTCCTGATATATCAGCAATTGAAAGTAGTTTAGAAACATTTTTAGCAGAATATAATGACGATATTGCTCATGTTGATTTTCGGTTAAATACATCGAAAGTTGTACAAGATGTTAAAAATAGAACCAAAACTTTCATGAAGAAACGAAAATAGAAAGTTGATATTCTTTTATATTGTATAAATACTAATAATAGATATTCCAGGAGTATAAACAATGGCATTACGTCTAAGACGCGGCACAGATGCAGAACGCTTGCTAATAACACCCGTAGAAGGTGAATTAATCTACACCACTGACACTAAAAAGTTATACGCCGGTGACGGTAGTACTGCTGGAGGTAACATTGTTACTGGTTCAGGTGGCGGAGGTGGATCTGCAACGTTAGACGGCCTTACAGATACTGATCTAACAGGTGCAAGCAATAGCGATGTACTGACATATAACAGTTCAACTAGCAAATGGGAATCAGTAGCAGTTCCAGGTGTTGGTATAATTACACTTAATACGTTAAATGACGTAAACACAGCTGGAACAACAACAGCTGATTTACTACAGTATGACGGTGTTCACTATGTTCCTAAATCAATCCAAGAAGTTATATTAGATGATACTATTGTTAATAGTATGATTGCTGATGGTGCTATAGGCACTTTACAACTTGCTCCAGGTAACACATATGATGGTGCTCACTTAGGTAGTTTCGACGGTGATCTTAAAGGTAGTGTATTTGCTGAAGATAGTTCAATTATGGTTGATTCACTCAGCGGCGTAATTTCTGGTAATGTAGATAACAATATTACTAATAGTACAGAATTAACACTATCTGGCACAGACGCTGGTATATCAATTACTTCAGGTCAAAACGCAGACGACAGCTTTTCATTATTTGATATTAAAGTTTCTAAAGACGGTGACGTAGGATCGTCAATTGTATTTTCTAAGTCGCGCGGTACGCCGGCGGCACCAACTGCACTACAAGACGAAGATGAAATTATGGGGATTAACTATTTTGGTTATGACTCAGACAATTCTCCTGCAGTAGCAGCAGTAATTCAAGTTGCAGTAAACGGTACAGTAGGCTCAGGCGCAGTTCCAGGTTCAATATTACTTGCCACTGCTAATGCAGCAGGAACACCTACACCAGCATTACTTGTAGATTCTAGTCAAGCAACTAACTTTCAAGGTGCAGCAACATTTGCTAATATGACAACTGGTGTTCGAAATGCACTAACACCGGCAGCTGGTATGGTTGTGTTTAATACTACAGAGACAAAATTACAAGTATACACAGGTTCAGCCTGGGCAGATCTACACTAAGCAAACGTACTTACTTGACATGTATGAAAATTAACAGCACTTGCATTTACTGCAAAGTGCATTTCATGACCTGTGAACTTAAACGTATCACCTGCGACCCAACGATCTAATCCTGTTGCTTCTTCAAAGCCAACAAATTGTCCAAATTCCCAATCTTCTAAGAAAATCAAATACCTATAACAGTCATCTAATTCTACTTGATGCTCCTGTCTAAGCGTGTAAAACGTGTCTTTGTGTGTTGGAAGTATTACGTTGGGTTGTATGCAAGTCCAGCTTACTGACGCTGTATGAGCGTCTAAGACACCTTTAAATGCATCAGAGTCGGGCAATTCTTCATTAAAACTTTGTAACAAACGTCCATTATTATAGTCATCTTTGTTTAGATGATCAAAGTTTTTTGCGCTCCAATCTACTTCTCTAGCATATGTGTGCTGTGCTAAATCTTCTTCCCAAAAGTTTGGTATTGTTGTTACAAATTCAGGCATCGCTAACCCTTTCTATTTTTTGTATACTAAAGCCATTTCTATTTTTATAGAATAACTTATCTTTAAAATCTTTATTGTTTGGCCAACGATACTTATTACTGAATGTATAAGTTACTGGCTGTTTTACTAGTTCCTGATCGCCTACAATATACTCTGGTATATTGTAATCAAACATTTCTTCATGTACATTATGTCTATCCATGTTAGTAACCCACAGTGTATTCATATGTACTACTTCTTCAAGTAAGTCATCTTCAAGGTCACTAAAATATGTTCTTGCCCAATCGGATATTATTTGTTGTACCTTGTCTCTATTTTCGTGCCATTCTATTTGATTAAGAACTACAATTACATTGTCGTTGTCAAATACTGTATCACTAGATGTATTCCAAAAGAAACTTTTAAGTTCAGCTTCTTGTTTATTATATAAATCCATAAAGAACGGATCCTTGCTTATACATTGTTCAAATAGATCTTCATAGAACTGTAAGTAAGAAAGGTCTTTATATTTACGAGCAAATCTAGCAAGAAGTTGTGTCCATGCATAATGATGGAAGTGTAGTACTAGCCAACTAAACATCCAAGAGTCTATGTATTGTTGCCTTGTCATAAATTCACTAGCAATAACATAGTTGTGTCTTTCTGGTATAAGAGAAGGTTGTTTTTTAGTTACAACAGTAAACGTAAACACTTCGTAACTAAATTGTTTTACCTGCTGAGCAAATGCACTATTCTTTAATACTTCCAATGGGTGAATATCAATATGATGATGACATCCTGCTTCCACCGCAGCACATAATCCTTTCTTCCATGTTTGTAATGTTTCAAAAGGCAATCCTAAAATAAATTCAGTATAGTATGCTACATCTTGTTTTTCGCATTGTGCATACATGTCTGCTAATTTAGACATTTCCATATTTTTACGTTCAATACTATCAAGTGTTTCTTCATTCATACTTTGTACACTAAGCGTAAATCCTTTGTTTAGGTTTACATCTTCAAGTATTTTAGCAAGACCTATCATTTTTTCAGCAGCATTTTTATACCACGTGGCACTTACATTATGAGGAAAGTCTGTATCTTTTTTACATTTTACAATGTAGTCAACTATTTCTTTATCTCTTTCATAGAACACACCAAAGTTAGCATCTGCAATATGAACGTATTCGATACCATTGTTTACTATCCAGTCCCATTCTTTGTATACTTTATCAAGATCAAATTTTGTAATTTTACTTTGTGTTAGACTTCCCCAATCACAAAAACTACATTTAAATGGACAACCTCTATTTGTTTCAATACAAGTAGCCCACTTTGTTGCAGGATTTTCATCAACTATTTTTTGTAGAATATTACTATCTGTAAACGGACTAGGTAAGCCTTCTAGTTGTACTCTACGTGCAACATGGTATATTGGTTTTACGTCATCTTCTAAATAGTCTTTAAGAAGTGTATGTAAAGATACTTCGCCTTCATTAATTACTACAGTGTCAACATGCGGATTGACTAACAAAAAGTTACTTGCTGTTTCGTCTACTTGCGGGCCGCCAAATACAATGTGTACATTTGGCCAACGCTCTTTAATTAGTTTAGCAAGTTCTAGATTATAATTATCATTCCACAAGTAATGACTAAACAAACAAACATCAGGATCTTCCATTCTGTCTATTACATCTTTAAATTCTTCTCGCTTAAAAATACAATCCTTAACATGAAAGTTATTTTTTATCTCATCAAACTGTTCAACATATGCCCATATGGATGCTACACTATAAGGTAGCCATAGACTAGTATATTGC